TAGCCAGCCCGGAGGCTCGCGGACAGCGGGACCTATTCAGGCCATCGTGACGGCGGGAAATACGAAAGTTCGCTACGCTCATTTGGTGGAATTCGGTGTGGCGCCGCACGTCAATGGCGGCGAGCACGCTGGAACACAGAATCCGGGCTATGCCGCTGAACCATTTTTTTGGCCCAGCTTTCGCGCACTGCGCGGCAGAATTAAAGGCCGCATCACCCGCAACATCAACAAAGCCATCAAGGAAGAATTTAGCAAGTGACGCTCGGATCATCGGCGGAAATCCAGAAGCTTGTCTTCGACACGCTGAAGGCTAACTCCGATGTGATGGCGCTTGCGAATAACGTCTACGACCATATCCAATCGAGTCCGTTCGGATCAAAAACAGCGTATGTCTCGCTCGGAGCTTCCGACACGCACGATGATGGCTCAGACGATTGCGCCGTCAGTCTCCAAACTACACTTCAGATCGACGTTTGGTCCATTGCGGTCGGCGCAGTCGAATGCAAAAAGCTCGTCGATCTCATCCGCAGAGCCTTCAGCAATAAATCATTCACACTCACGGAAAACGCGTTCGTCGATGCGACCGTAGAGCTAACGAGGGTCATGATGGACCCGGACGGCGCGACTCATCATGGCGTCATTCAGGTTTCATTCATCGTCGAGGAGCCAGCTTGATGGCGCTCTTTCGCTTCGACAAAGACTTCAAATGGTGGGGTATCGCCCCTAACCGGAAGTGCAAGATTTGTAAGGCTCTGTCGCTCTGGATGTTNAAGGCNAGCGANCGNNTNNTCGANATNCCCGANGANGCNGCAANNGANGCNGANAAGGCAGGCGTCGGNAAGCGCGTAANCAACTAACTCTCCCGCAACCCCTGAACTTTAGGAGGTGGCCTCATGGGCCTCTCAACGATACTGCACGCCGCAATAGAATACACGCTGAATGGTGCATTGGACTTCGGCACGGCCGTTGCGAAGTACGACGGCGCCAAAGACGTGGCACTTGCTTCTGGCACCGGAGCGCAGCAAGCCGATCTCGTTCACATCGATCATATCTCGATCGCCGCATCTGGCAACACGACCAAAGACCTTTCGGGTTCTCTGCTCGATCCTCTCGGCAATGCCTGTGTCTTCGCGAAGATAAAGGCCATATTGGTCAAGGCGTCGGCTGCGAACGTGAATAGCGTTGTCGTCGGCGCTGGCACGAATCCATTCACCGGTCCGCTCGGTGGAACCACGCCGACCGTCTCTGTTCCGCCTGGTGGACAGTTCCTCGTCTCCGCACCTGCTAGCGGCTGGGCTGTCACGGCGGATACTGCAGACACTCTGAAGTTTGCCAATTCCGGTTCTGGTACGGCTGTTGAGTTCGACTTGGTTTTGATCGGCGCAAGCGCCTGATTCTATCTGTAACCCCAACAATCTGACATAGGAGCGCCGTCGCCATGACTGCCGCAACAACCCTGAAGTATTCCGAGTTCAAAATCCTGCTCGGTGATGGTGCTGATCCGGAAGTGTTCACCGCGATTTGTGGCCTGACCTCGAAGGGCTTCAACTACACGACCGACACATCGTCAACCAATGTCCCGGACTGCACGGACGAAGATCTCCCATCGTTCTCTGAAAAGGACATCATCGCCTTTTCGGCGCAGCTTTCCGGCTCTGGTGTCGCTAGTCGTCAGAGTCTCGGCCTTCTGCAAGAATGGATGGAGAGCGGCGAGAAAAAGAATATCCAGGTCTCATTCGCAGACGCGCCTGTCGGCGATCCGGAACTCTATGCAGGCCCCGCCGTTCTGTCGGGCCTGAACATCACGGCCAATAAGGGCGAACGGGTCAATGTCGATATCACGATCGACTTCGCATCGAAGCCGACAGTAACCGCTGCGACGTGATCGAATGAACCATCAAGCGGAAGTGGTTCTTTTCTTCGGTGATCAAGAATACCTATTCCGATTGACTGTAAAGCAGATCATCGAACTCGAAGAGAAGTGTCAGGCGGCGTTTGGAGTGATCTATCACCGCCTGATGAACGGGATTTTTACAGTCAACGACGTGACGGAGACGATCCGTCTCGGGCTGATCGGTGGGGGCTTAGAACCGATCAAGGCCGCGAAGCTAACCGAAAGATACGGCATCCCGTTGGCAGAGAGCCATCAGGTTGCGCGCCTCGTCATTGGGGCGGTCATGTTCGGCTTTGAGAAATCCCCNTTGGGAAAAGATCAGGCGGCGNCGGANGNGNNCCNGAGCGCTACGACGCCGCCAAACTNATCGCCACNGCCTACGGCATCGGNCTCAAACCCNATGACCTTGGAAGAATTTCACTTTGGGAACTGGCTGCAATGATCGAGGGGCACAACGAGGCGCATCAAGCAGCCTCTGATGCTCCGCCTGCTCCGTCAGATGATCTCTTTGACAAGGTTTTTGGTGCCTAATGGCTACGGACGAACAACGGCTCATTGTTTCGCTCGAAGCAAACATCCGGCGCTTTCAGACTTCGTTAGACAAAGCAACCGGCGTTGCCGACGACCGCATGTTGAAAATTCAGAAGCGGTTCGATAGAGGCAGCGATCAAATCACGCGCGGGATGGCCCGCATCGGCAGCCAGTCTATTAAATTCGGCCAGTCTCTTGATGCTAACAAAACCACACAAAGGCTTATAGACGGAATGTCCGCAGCGGGCAAAGCCGCTGGCGGTGCCGTGAGTGAGTTCGAAGGTGTAGCAGAAGCATCATCGCACGTCTCAACGCAGGCCCAAGCCGCGTTCCACTCGATGCGCGCTATGGCTGAAGGGTTCGCTCTTGGTATGCCTCCAAGCCAAGTCCTGACGCAACAGCTCAACCATTTGAGCTACGCGGCATCTGGGCCTGGCGGCTTGAAAGCGGCATTCGGCGGAGCCATCGGCCTCTTTACGAAGATGCTCAATCCCGTGACCGTTCTCGCGGGAGGATTGGCAACACTCGGGGTGGCTGCGACTGCAGCCGCTGTGTCGTATGCGAACGCACAAAGCCGGATCGCCTTAGCTTTGACCGGCGTCGGGTCGGCTGGCGGCGTGACCGTTGACACCATCAATAAAATTGCAGACGCGACGGCATCGGCCGGACAAATCTCCGTCTCCGAGGCTCGGGACTTTGCGACCGCCATCGCCGCAACCGGGAAATCTTCTGCCGCCGTCACCGGACAAGCGACGGCGCTGGCGAAATCGTTCTCTCTCGTTTTCGACGAAGACCTCGATAAATCCGCGAAGGACCTAGGCGCTGCGCTTGCGGACCCGGCCAAGGGCGTCGATACGCTCAATGCAAAGCTTCTGGCGTTCGATGCAACGACGGTCAACTTCATCAAGCGGCTTGCGGCTCAAGGCAATCTCGAAGAAGCACAAAAGACGATCCTTGCCGGCATTGCCACGGCGACCGCTACCGCTGCCGCAAAGACGACTGGATGGGCTCGCGCCTATGACGAGCTCGCCAATTCGATTTCGAACTATATCACCGCAGCCGGGAAGGCCGTTCTTCCGTCGTCGTTCCAAAGTCCGGAAGATCAGTTGGCAGCGGCAGAAGCCCGCCTAAAACAACTCCAGAATGGTCGAACTCTGCGCGGCAGCACGATCCATGATAACGGCGCGATTGCTGAGACGAAGAAAGAGATTGCAGACCTCAAAGATCAGATTGACCAAGCTGGACAAGCAGGCATCGAGGCTGGGCGCAACCTTGAAAGCCTGAAGTTCAATGACCTGATCAACGAAGCCGACCCGGCTACAGCATCACTGCGGGCTCTGGAAGATCAGCTCACCGCGCTCAACAACAACAAAACGATCCCGCTCGGAGACCAACGCGCGCAACTTGCGCGAGCCAACGACCAGGTCAAAACATCGATCGCCTACCTGAAACAGTTACAAGCGCTAGGCAACGGGAATATCGACGTTGGCGCTGCAGTCAAGCAATCGCAGATCGATATCGACGCCATCAACGCCCGCACGGCTGCAGAGAAGGCTGCGGTTGCGTACGAACAGACCTACCAGCAAGCGATCATGGCCCGGAAGGGCGCGGTTGTGGCCACGGCTGAAGCGACAGCGGCGGCCAACAAGTCGATGGCGCAATCCGAGCATGATCTTGCGGAAGCGCGACGTGACCGCATCTTCCAAGCCAACCAATCCGTAGCGCAAGCAAAGCTCGAAACTTCACTAATCGGTGGAAGTATCGACGTCGTCACGACAATGACGCAGCGGTTCCAAATGCTCGCCGCAGCAAAAGCGGAGGCATTCAAAAACGGCAATGTCGATAGTAAGGGAAATCCGATAATTTCGCCCGAAGAACTCGCGGCGATAGATCAGGCCGCGATTAAGCTCGGCATTCTGGCCAGAGAACAGGCAACGATCCGCACGCAAGGCGACGCCATGTTCGATATTGAACAGTTGGGCCGGGACAGACAGGAGCAGAACGTCTTCGGTACGCTGCAATCGGCGGGACTTCTGGACAACGGGCAGATCGTATCAGCACAGGCGAAACAGACAGCCGAAATCCTTCGCACGCGCGAGGCGTTGGGCGAACTTGCAGATACGGAGAGAACATTTGCCTCGTCGTTCCTGCAAGATCTCATTCAAGGCAAATCCGCCGCGGCAGCCCTCGGAGACGCATTGAACGCGGTCGCGAGTAAGCTGCTCGACATGGGGATCGATAAGTTGGTCGCTGGCACGTTGGGCGGTGGTGGTGCGCCGGGGATCGCTTCGCTCCTTGGTTTTGCGGACGGTGGCGTGTTCGTTCCCGGCAAAGGGCCTCAGAAGCTAAAGACGTTCGCAGGCGGTGGGATTTCGAACCAAGCCGCGATCTTTGGCGAAGCCGGACCTGAAGCAGCTATTCCGCTGAAAGGCGGGAAGGTGCCGGTTGATCTCCGGATGCCGAAGGTTGCGGCGACACCGGCACAGTCCGCCCCGATCAGCATCGTAATCAACGCGCCGAACTCAACGAAAGAGTCCGTCGATGCGCTGAACGCGAACACCATTCCGAAGATCAAGGAAATCGTGCGCTCGGAAATTCTACAGACCGCTAATCGTAGTGCGGCCTTTAAGAAAGCGGTGGGCCGTGCATGATCACTTACCCTCGCGCTTTTCCTGACCTCTCTGTTCCGGTCTCCGGCTTCACCGACCTGAAACGGTTCCAGAGTTCGGCTTTCGATGGCGAAGGCGGCATCGGCTCGGTTGACCTTGCGCCCGCTATCGTTCGTTCGCAGTACAGCATCACCGCTCGCGGTCGCGACGCGATAGCCGAGTGGCGGGCGTTTTTCGCGTCGCTCAGAGGGGGTCAGCGCTCGTTCAAAGGCATACCCATACGAGACGGCAGGAAGTTCTACCGTTGGCCTTTGACTCGGCCAAGGGGGTTTGACGGGCTCACCGTTTCGTCGTCTCAGTGGGGCGGCTCTGGCAATCTATCGGCTATAGGAACGGGCAGAGACACCATCACCATCAATGCGATGCCGAACGGGCTCGTTCTGTCGCCGGGAGACTACCTCTCGTTTCCTATCGGGTCGGTCAACCAACTGCACATGATCCTCGAAGGTGGAACGGTCTCGACGAACGCAATCACTGTCACGGTTGAACCTGTCGTTAGACAGGATGCGGCGACGGGTGTTGCAGTGTTATTCGAGCGACCTTTTTGCGACATGTTTATCGTCGGGGAAGTTTCTGAGTCCGGTGACATGACCGCGACGACGTTCTCCTTCACGGCCTATCAGAAGCCACGCTGAGTGGTCATTTCCATCGAACCAGTGTAGCATATCCGATATTCCTTATGAGGGGCGTAAGAATGGAAGCGGATATAAACCAAGGCAAAGTTATCGTCGGCGAGTCTGACAAGAGCACTCGTCCTCTTTTTGCTGTTGAATGCGGACGCGTGGAACAGGGTGACGTAGGTGAAGTTTTCAACGGCACCGTGTTATGGAGAAAAAGCGACCATGATCAAGTCATGGCGTGGTGGAGAGATGGATCTCCAAAATTCGTACAGGTTATGACTGGCGAAGATCTCGTTATCGCACAAGGGACTGCGTGGTTGTCGTCAATAAGCAAAGTAATCGGCACGCGAGACCTTCCTGGTACCCCAGCCCCGATGAAGGCGAATATCAGCATCCATTTTTAAGGTGCTGATTATCTCTTCTGAGACTTATTCAAGCCCCGGCAAGTCCGGGGTTTTTCTTTGAGGTCTGATGCTCTCCATACCCTCTGGCATTCAAACGCTCGTTGAAAGCGGGCGCTTCGCCGTGCGCCTGATGATCCGGGTGGACTTGGACGGTGGACCGCAGGGCCTCTGGAACGATCTTTACGACGTGACGGTTGACGGCTGCACCTACTCAGGCATAGGCGGCAACCTGCAAACCGATGCGTTCTCAGGCTCGGCCGCGCTCGATGTCGATAACCTCGANTTTCAGATNNCGGGATTGTCNTCNGANGCCCGTGCACTGGTCGATAATNNGAACTGGCACCAACGCCCGGCCTCGGTCTTTATCGCCTTCCTCGACGATGCTGGNGCCNTCCAGCACACGATGGTNCGCTACTCCGGCTTTCTAGACAGTTGCCAAGTCGTCGATCAGGCAGACGGCCTNTCGCTCATTCACGTCATCATCGAAAATTCCAACCGTGCTCTTGACCTTGCAACAGGTCGGGTTCGGTCGGACGCAGATCAAAGATCGGTCGGGGGCTCTACCGATGGTTTCGGAAAATACATCACCGCTGCCAACTCTCAGGCGGGAGAAATCACCTGGGGCCGGAAAGGCCCTCACAGCCCCGTGCGTTAGACTGAACCGAGTTGAAGGATGGCCGGTCGTTCTCCGTAAGACCATCGCGCATCACATGAGAATTCCATTCGAGTGGGGTGTCTCCGATTGCTGCTTCTGGGCGGATATTGTGCGCGACATTACGGGATGGGACCCGATTGCAGACGGACGTGGCTACGACAGTGCTATGTCGGCCCGTCAAATGGTACGGAACGCGGGCTATGACTCCATGAAAGAGGCCGTCGAGGATCGGTTCCACGAAATCCCGGTCGCTCATGCCATCCGGGGAGACCTTGTGTTTCCCGCTGATGACCTTGGACCGATGGCATCGCCGTTCGTGCTCGATGGGCCTCATGCCTTCTCGAAGACAATGGCTGGCCCGCTTGTGCTGCATCGCGACCGATGCGTAAGGGCGTTCGCGTACTGACATGGTAGCCCTTGCAGGAGCGATAGCCGGTGTCATCGGAATCGGTGGCACGGTCGGGACAGCTATTGTCGAAGTCGGCTTGGCTGTTGGCTTGTCCTTCGCGGCCAAGGCTCTTACGCCGAATTCGAAAACTGGCTCAACGCGCGGGCAGTCGCTTAACCTTCAAATCGCGACAAATCCCTACCGCAAGTTCCCTGTAGGAACGGTCGGCACGGCTGGCGATCTGACCTACTGGCAACTCTCGGGCGCCAATAACGACACCCTTCAGATGGTCGTCGCGCTCGGGGATGTCGTTTGCGACAGCCTCGACACAACATCGATCTTTGTCGATAGCAAAAAGCAGACCATTGACGGCTCGGGGTATGTCTCAGGGTTCTCGAATAAGCTCAGGATCACGTTTCATAACGGCGATCCTAACCAGTCTGTCGATGGTGAGGTTTCAGCGGCATCCGATGGGCGATGGACTTTTAACGAGGTCGGGAAATACGTCTGCTATGTCGTCATAACGGCAGACTACAGCGAAAAGGTTTTCCCGTCCGGCATTCCCCAGATCGTCTTCAGCCT